TTTGTTCTTCTGTTATTTGTTCTTCTGTCGTAGGTTTAGGAGTCATCGAACTAATAGTTTCTTCGACTGTTCCAGCAGATACTATAGGTGAAATTTCATTTGTACTAGTTAAAATGTCAGCGATTGGTTGCATAACTGTATTATAAATAGATGGACTTTCTTCCTCTTCGATAATTGGCATTAGCGTTGGTTGTGGTATTTCTAGCAATTTCATTCCGCGTTTATCGTTAAAGAAATTTGTATATGCGGATTTATCGTTACAGCCTACACATTTTTCATATTGATCACCGTTGAATATTGTAACTGGTGCCATTTTTTCTAACTTTAATTTTGTTAATATGTTTAATAATACAAACATTCCAATTGCTACTATAATAGCAACTATTGGATTATGTTTAGTCATTAGAGCGATAACAAAGAATAATACTATTTTTATAATTGGATGATTCATTATTTTGATAAATGATTTAGGCAATTTAGGTGCAATTGAGCTAGCATATAATACAAAAAATAAAACTAAACCCGCAAACACATATTCGTTTTTGTATACAATACTTAAGAAATTTGATTCTGAACTAACATCTGACATTTGTAGTTATATATAAAATGGATATATTTTTATTTAACGGGATATGAAAAAATTGATATTAATTAATATAGTATATATAAATTATTAGTCTTATATTTACTATATATGTTGGAACGTAGAGGGTATAAATTAAATAAGAAAGATAAAAGTTATAATAAAATAAAAACGACACTAACAGTTAAACCAAAGCTAAATGAAACATTTATTAATAAAGAAGAAATTGATGCCATAGAAAATTATGATGAGGATGATGATAGTATATATATACCTAGATACTATGCTCAATCTATATATAATACAAATTTATCTCCCACAGAATCATGTAAAAAAATAAATATTAAATTTACTGGTAATTTGTGGGAATATCAAAAACATATAGTTGATAAATGTCATCATATATTTAAAAACACGGGAGGTGGCATTATACAAGCAGGATGTGGATCAGGAAAAACAACAATGGCAATAAAAACAATATGTGATTTAGGAGTAAAAACTTTAATTATTGTTCATAAAACATTTTTATTAAATCAATGGGAAGATCGAATAAAACAATTTTCAACAGCGACAATAGGTAGAATACAAGGTGATAAAATAGATATAGATAAAAATATTGTAATTGGCATGTTGCAAAGTATAAGCATGAGAGATTATGAAGATACTATATTTAATGATTTTGGTTATGTTATTGTCGATGAATGTCATCATATTGCTGCAAAAGTGTTCTCACGTGCTTTGCGTAAATGTGGATTTAAATATACTCTTGGATTATCGGCAACTCCATATCGCTCAGATGGCTTAGTTAAAGTAATATATTGGTATCTTGGAAATATCATATGCAAATATAACAGACCGATTGATCAGTTGCATCCACAAGTAAAACAAATTATATACAAATCAACTGACAAATTATTTGTTGTTAAAAAGATGTATACAAAAAAAGGATTGGTTGATAATATATCTAGAATAATATCTAACATATGCTTAATTAAAAGTAGAAATAAATTAATAATTAGAGTAATATTTCAATGTCTTAAACAAGAAGGACGCAAAATTTTAGTTTTAAGTGATAGAATAGAACATTTAGAAAAATTAAATAAAATGTTTATTAAAGAAATACAGAATCAAATTAAAAAAAAACAAATAGAACCAGACGAATATAAATCAAATTTTTATATTGGTAAAATGAAAGAAAAGGAACGATTAGAGGCTATTTATGCGGATGTATTATTTGCATCATATCCTATGGCAGGTGAAGGGTTGGATATTAAAGAGTTGAACACTCTAATATTAGCATCACCAAAGAGATGTATAGAGCAATCAGTAGGAAGAATTATGCGTAATCAAGATGTAGAACTAAATCCGCTTATTATAGACATTACAGATCAAATTTCATCGTTCAAAACACAAGGAAAAACCAGATATAAGTTTTACAACAAGAATAAATATGGTATACAGCATTTATACGCAATTGACAAATATTTGATATTCGAAGAAAACTATAATTTAGGAAAAACTGTGAATAAACTTAAATTAAGAGATAATTTGTTTAAAGTAGTAAATTCACATATTAACGTTAATAAATCTGATAAGATTAAATATGACGATGAACCATTTAGCGATTAAAAATTGAAAATATAACATAAAATATAAACATAATAAATTGTTATCACAATCAATGACAGAAGTGACTGTTAGGAATTGGACAGAAAAATGGAGACCAAAACAATTAAAAGATATAATTTTAAATAAACAAATTGCACAACGATTAAACTCAATTATTGAGACGAAAAATATGACTAATATTGTGTTATGTGGAAAATGTGGAATAGGTAAAACATCAATTATGAAATGTTTAGTATATGAACTATTAGGTCCAAATGCGGATGAAGGATTATTAGAAATTAATGGATCAGACGATCGAGGATCAACCGCACAGAAGTTAATAGAAATATTTGATAAAACATATTTTTCTAACACAGATGATTATGTCCAACATAAAATTATAGCAATTGATGAAATGGATAATATAAAAACTAAAGTTCAACAAGCGATAACATTATTGTTAGACACATCTAACACAAAGTTTATTATGACTTGTAACGAATCAATCAATATTATAGAGGGAATACAAAGTAAATCAATTGTAATACATATTCCACCTCCAACTGACACAGATATATTGTATCGTTTAAAACATATATGTTCAGTCGAAAAAGTACAATATACAGATGAGGGATTAATGAGTTTAATAATGTTATCAGATGGAGATATTCGCAATGCAATTAATAATTTACAATTAGTGCATTATGGATATGGGTTAGTTAACAAAACCAACGTTGACGAAATTTGCGATAAACCGCCTCCGATGTATATTGCGGATTTGTTAGTGTTATGTGATAAACACAAAGTGAAAGAAGCATTTAAATTAATAGAACAATTATTAAATAAAGGATATAGTGTTTTAGATATAATTCAAACAATGTTTATAACAATCAAACATTATAAAGTTAACATGGATGAAGAGCGAAAAATTTTAATGTTGAGAATTGTTAGTTTGTCATTTGAAAAGCTATTAACTGGCAATATGTCTAAAATACAATTATATGGAACAATTGGAGATCTATGTTTATTATAAATATCACTAAATAATAATTTGTTATTATTTATTATATAAATGAGTTTATTAATTAAATTCATATTGTTAATTATTATATATTTTATTAGGTTTAGTCAAGATTATATAAATGAATTATTTGTAGAAAATAAACCGTATCTATGGTTATATTGGGAAAATATAAATAATTCGAGTACACCTGATTATATACTATTATGCATGGCGACAATTGTAAAACATTGCAAAAATGATTTTAACATTGTTATACTCAACGAACAAACTGTTAACAAATATATAACATTAAGGGATGATTTATATAAATTACGTATACAACAAAAAGTAGATTATATAAGAATACAATTATTAAAGCAATATGGTGGTATGTATCTAGACGCAGATACAATTGTTTTTAAAACATTAATTGATTTTTATAATAAATCCAAATATAAAAGTTTTATATGTTATGCAAGAAGTGATAATTATACTCCAAGAAACGGCGTATTAGCTTCAAGAAAAAATGGAAGCTTTGTTAAACAAATGTTAGATATAATGAATATAATATTAGATAACGCAAAAGTTACTAACAACTATAAATTTGATTATTTTGAGTTTGGAGCAAATTTAATGTATAAAATACGAAAAACTAATGATGATATATATTACTATGATCAAAAAACAACTGGTGAATATGTAAACGGGAGTTGGCAAAGACCATCTGATTTAATATTAAATAAAAATTTACCTGTTTTTAATGATAATGTTATATTGTATTCGTTAAATAATAGCACAATATCAAAAATGATAGAATTTAGAAATAAAACTAAACAAGAATTGTTATTAGATGATAGTTTATATGCAAAATTAATAAAATATTCGTTAAATATATAATGTTACTACAACTTAAACTTAATGAAGCTGTCAAATATAAAAAATTACTTATAAAGCTTGTAAATATTAAAGATGAACGATGTCCGAGAGAAATGTTGTGTATATGGCAAGGACAAGTGATTATTAGTTTACTTATAAATGATGTATTATATCAATTAAGTTCATTTGATGGATTTATTGGAACAAAAATTATTGTAAATAACAATAAAATTGAGTTAGTATATGTATCTTTAGATAAACCATTTATTATAACATTAAATTTACAATAAGTATAAATATATATGTTATATATTTATATAACATATAATGAGTGTAAGTATAGCATCTATAAAAGGTGTTCGTCCAACGAACGAAGATAATGAGTTTGTCGATTTAAATATTGGTAAAAATAATAATAAAGCCGATATAAATATTGTAGGAATATTTGATGGTCATGGTGGAAATCAAATATCAAAAATAGTAAGCACTCAATTACCAATATTATTTTTAGATAAGAGAATATCATATCCGTTAGATAGCAAATTCGTTGTTAAAGCTTTTGATTTTATACAACTACAATTAATAAATCATCATAAAAGTTTAGCCAGTAAAATGGGAACAACTGCATTAATAGCTATACAATACATGTATAAAGGATCAAACTATTTGACTGTTATTAATATAGGAGATAGTAGACTAGTCTTATGTAGAAATAATTTGGGAACTCCAATAACTAAAGATCACAAACCATATTGGCCAGAAGAAACAATTAGAATTAAAAAATTAAAAGGCAATATTGTAAACGACAATGGAACAATACGAATTAATAACTTATCTGTAAGTAGAGCATTTGGAGATTTAGATGCAATGCCACACGTAACACATCGTCCAGATATGTATAAAATTAAGTTGGAAAAAACGGATAAATTTATTGTCATGGGATGCGATGGATTATGGGATGTTGTTAGTAACAGCGAAACTGTTAATTTTGTATTATTAAATTGTTATGAAGATGATCTTAAAACAAGAAACAAAAATAAAAGTAAAGATATAGCGAATAAATTAGCAGAATATGCAATAAAGAAAGGGACGACTGATAACGTTAGTGTAATAATTATGTTTTTTGATTAATTTTTAAGAACCATTTTTTAAATTTTTTCATATCACCTATAAAAATATGATTGTTATTATGATTTTTTTGAAGATATTTAAATAATTTTTTCTTTTATAGCATTCATCTCCATCTAATATATTTGCGACATATATATGATTTTTATTTTCAAATACTTTATATTGTACTTTAATAAAATGATATGTTTCTCTTAACGAACGTGTTTGTGAACCGCCAAAACCACAAATAAATTTTAGATTTAAATATATTTTTTTATTATTAATTTCAACATATCCATCAAAGTTTTCTGTATATTCAAAACCATTTTTTAAAGTTAATGGATTATTAATTTTTTCTATTATTAATGTTTCTTGATTAATTCGTGCATTTGTATATTCAATATTGCAATCAGTTATTTCTTCTATTATTCTTTTTTGATATAGTTCGCATTCATTGCTTTTACCATTTTTATACCAGTTCTGTTGTATTCTCCATTGTTTAGTTTGTGTTTTAGATGAAACTATACTCATACGATATTATATAAATATTTTATTCATATAATAATCATTTTTTTATTTATCTTATAAAAAAATGAAAATTAATATATTTATTATTAAATATCTAATAGATATGAGTAAAAAAGAATTAGGACAATTTTATACAACAAACTATGAAACAATATTACAATATTTTGATATACCAAAACATATAACTCATATAATTGAACCATTTGCTGGAAACGGAGATTTACTTAAATTTATAAATGTAAAAGGTAAATATAAAATTAAATTATATGATATTAAATCAACACAATTAATAATAACACAACGTGATACGATTAAAAATCCACCAACATATAAAAATAAATATGTAATTACAAATCCTCCATATCTTGCCAAAAACAAATCAAAAAATAAAGAATTATTTACAATATACAATACCAATGATTTATATAAATGTTTTTTAAAAACATTAATAAAAGATAATCCTTTGGGTGGAATTTTAATATTGCCTATTAATTTTCTATCATCGATTCGTAAAAGTGATATTAAATTAAGAGCAGAGTTCGTAAAATATTTTACTATTAATAAAGTTGTTGTATATGAAGATAAAGTGTTCGATGATACATCAAGTACAGTTTGTACCGTTCAATTTGAATTAAAAAATAAACATAATAAATTTCAAATAATATTTGTTCCATCTAACAAAACTATAAATGTTAGATTGAGAAAAAAAAATAATTATATAATTGGTGGTCACATATATAAACTTCCAATTAATACGACATATAAAATATCTAGATTATTAAAAGGTCAAAGACCAAATACATATATATTGGCTAAATGTTTAGATGATAACGCTGATAATAAAATTTGTTTAAAAATGGTTGCTAAAAATGAGATATATTATGATGAAACTCCTAATCATTCTGCTAGAACATACGCAACTATTATAATCGAACCTCCTATCTCAATAAATAAACAAAAAGTAATAGTATCAAATGTTAATAAATTATTAAATGAATACAGAGAAAAATATAATTCAATGTTTTTAACGAACTACAGAGAAAATAAAGATATTAGTCGAAAACGCATATCATTTGATTTGATATATAAATTAATAGGTCATTGTTTATTAAATAAATAAATATATTTATTTATTTAGTAAAATAATCTACTTGCTATAATCTAGAATTTTATCATAGTCATCTATTTCTTTATCAGATATCATAAGGGGTTCCCATTTATTTTTTTCTTTGTGATATTGGCATAATACTCGTGTTGTTGAAGAACATAGTTGTACAGCTTTGTGGGATGAATCGATGGTTGGAATATACGCATACCCAAACTTTTGTAGCTTTCCGTCTTTCATGAGATGTAAAGAATATACATCTGGCAACTCTTCGTTTACCATTTCGAATGTCGCTTTTTGAATATTTTTTGTTGTTTGTGGCTCACCTATAAATAATAAACGTTCTCCATATTTAAATGGAAAAAACACGACTTTATTGTTAGTTTTAAATAAATGACCTGTTTCTATTAAATCATGTATTTTTACAACAGAGAATCGAATTGTATTAAATTGTTTTACTGTTTGTGAAAATCCTGAAATTATATTACTAATAAAAGTTAATCGTACCCTTATATTTTCAGAGGATTCTGCACCAGAATATACCAAACAATCTGTTATATAAAAATGAGTTGTGATTTCGTTTCCTGGTTCAATCGCCAAAATTCCTTCAAATACGGTGTCTTTATACATCTCTTTATTGAGTTGAATTTTTACTAAATGAAAAATTGGTCTATTACTGAGATAATCGTTTATCGAAAACGTAAATGTATAAAAAGAACCATCAATTGTTGTAGCCATAAATATACAAGGTATTCCATTAATTTTAGGTGAAACAAAAAATTCTTTGGTTAAGCGTTGTAAATCTTGTTTGGTATGTAAAACATAATATTTTATTTTATTAAAATTAATTAATTCTTTTACTTTATTTATTAACTGTTGTTGTAATAATCCAGATACGATATTTGGAGATTTTGGTATATACTTATTTTTTTTATATATTGGCGTTGGAACTTTAGCGTACTGTGTCCAATCATTCATTATATAATAGTCAATAAACTATATTTTAAGTTTTATTTTAGAAATAATTTTTCAGTTTTTTATAGATATTATATATATAAATGGTTAAACCAACAACAGTTAGTTTTAATTGGGATATTTTATTTGTTATGATATTGTTAATTAGCACATTGGTCGGAACTGTAATAAAAGAGCAAATAGGAAAAGTTGCAAAATCATTTATGATTATATCGTTAATTTTAGTTTCTGTTATATATTTTATTTTAATATATAAAACCTATAAAAATAATATTCGCGTAGAATATACATTATCATTAATATATACAATTTATTTATTAGGATTTGCAATCCCTTTTTTGTTAGGTTCTCGAATAAGCAATATATTTTGGAATAAATAATATTATTAGATTATATATAATGAAATCTAATTTTATCTTATTTTTATTATTGTCTATTATTTTAGGATTTATAAGTTGGTTTATGTACGCAAATGTTAAATATTTAAAAGAAAATCAAGAAGTTTATACAACTCAACTAATTATGATGTGGATATTTATAATATTATCGTTTGTTTTTGTAATGTTATCTTTTGTATATAACCCACATATATCATTTATGATATACAATATATTAGCAACAATCATTTTATCTTTTTTTGTATATAGCTGCAGAAAATAATAATATCATATTATGATATAATGGCAAACGGTGTTGGACATATAATAGTTGGATGTATTAGTTTGTTTATTGGTTTATTGATTGGTACGATACGATTAGTGTATAAATATTCTCCAAATATAGTTATTGCAATGTTAACAGTATTATGTATAGCAATCGGAGGAACTATTCTTGCAGCTGGTATATATTACAATGGAGCAATAAGTGTAGAATCGGCGTGGATTATGAGTACTCTATTTTTAATCATTATACCCGCCGCATTAAGTTATTATAGCATATATGAATATTGTAACAACAAAAATGTTGCATATAAGATGTTTTGGTTTGCAAATATTTTGATGCTGGCTTTACATATAGCATTTGTTTATAACATCAAAGATACACCAAACTATAAATGGTGGTACAATTTTATACCGTATGTAACGTATATATTATTAATTATAATAACAGGTTCTATGTTTTCTGAAAATCGCGAAAAAATTTCTAAAGAAATATTAAATAAAAAAATAAAACTTTTGAAGTTAAAAAATGCACTTAAAAGACAAGCTAAACAACAAACAAAACCTCAAGAACAAATGTATACAGCACCTGGATTAGAAACAACTAAATCGGTCGAAATCGAAACACAATTAACAAAACCAGAAACATTAGATACACAAACATTGGAAGCCGAAATTGATATGTTAGAAACACAACTTGAAGAAGGAGAACTTACAAAAATATAAATTTAATATTACTATTAAGTTTATTGAGTAAGCCAAACATTAGATGCACCGTGTAAACCAAATTGATTTGCGTTTATTCTATCTAAATGAGGAATACTTGCACATTCTCTAGATTTACGTCCACTTGTTAATTCGTCGAACAAATTACCAATTTTAACACCCTCATTATATTTAGCGATGCTCTCATTTCCATCTAGATATAAACTTACAACTTTATCGACACTGTCAGCGTTACGAGATGGTTGATATGACCAATCTCTAAAATTAATGAGTTCTGTTAAAGATTCGTCGTTTTGTTTTCTCTCAGTAAAATCCTGAGTTTCTGGAAAAACAACTTTATCTATCTGGCACGTTGGTTCATATTGTTCTATTTCTCTCCCACGTAATAGTTTTTTTTGTACATAATTATCAACATCAGTTTCTGTTTTATCTATTACACATAAATCTTTTGCGTTAACGATCTCTTCAAATCCCTCTTTTTTACCACATGCTTTGCATAACATTTTTTTTATAGTATCACCAAACATTAGATATATTAGTACCAAAATTAATATTATACTTACCCAATTTATTTTTTTTTTATCGTCGTATATTAAGGGTTGAAAATCCATATATAAATACTATACATATTATTTATAATCTGTAATATTATTATAATGACAGATATTAAACAAGATCTCAAATTTTTGGTCAAAGGAGACAAAATAAACGAAGCGATGAGCAAACATTTTACTGAGGATATACGTCATATTATAGATAATGAAAAATTTATGGAAGGTTTAGATGGATTATGTGATTTGTTATTTATAGATCGAAATGGAGATGGAATATATAATGGTGCGGATTTGGATATATTCTTCAACGAACTTAAAAATGGTATTAGAGAAGGTAAGATTGATATATATATAAAACTAATTACATGTATTGGATTGTTAATTTTATCGGTTCCAACAATAAAGATTATATCTACTATTTATTTTGAACAGTTATTTATTAAAGTATGTGCATATATTTTATTTGTAGAGTTTCCAAAAAGAACAAATACTATTTTTACTATAATGCCCGAGGAAACAAAATATAAAATAGTTGATGTGTTTGTTGATACATATGATTATTTAAAAACATCAAATTATTTAAATATAATGTTTAAAGAACTTAATAAACTAACAACTTCTATGTTTTCGTCATGTTGTTGTTTTCGCGTTGAAAAAAAGCGAAATATTAAGCTCAGAACTAATATTACAGAATTGAAGAATAATATTAAAGAACTCAATTAAATATAATTATATTATATATATGTATAATATAATGTCACAAAACGGTGGTTTATTATCTGTAGTTGCTCCAGCTGTTATTGTTGGACTTGCGGCTATTGATGAGTACAAATTAAATTTAGAAACAGTAAAACAAATCAACGAAGTTGAAAATAACGATTTGAAATTCGCAATATTTGATATTTACAAAAATAGAAAAAATCGCGAAGATTTATATTTAGCGTTTACTTTGGCGTATATGATGGAAGAGGACATTAAGAAAATTCCAGCGTTAAAAACTAGATCTTTTATGCAACAATTAAACAAGGATGAATTATTAAAGTTGGTTACAACAAAAAAATACAATTTAGCAATTGCAGACGCTGAAAAACAAATCAACAAATATTTAACACAAGCAAAAAATAAAGTTCATGAGGCTGAACAAATTCAAACTGAAGTTGATAAGATAAAAACCTACATAAAATCAAATACAAAATTTACAAGCGATATTGCGGCAATGAAAACGGCAAAGGCAATATTAGAAAAGAAGGATGAACTAAAATTAAGTCTTTATGATAAATCTAATTTGGATTATAAAGATGAGACATATACAACAGAGAAAACTAAATACGACGACGCTTTAAAAGGTGCAAATAAGTTATTAAGTACATGGAAAACAAAACAAACAGATGCAAACTCTAAATTAAAGGAATTTGATAAATTAATAACTGAAATTAATGAACTAATTAAACAAGCAGAAGAAGACAAAATAAGTGCAAAAGAAACAGAACCATCTAACACAAAAGGATTAAGTAATTTGGATACAATTATTAAACAAATTAGTCAGATAACTGACAATATAAAAACTATTAAACAAGCGATTATTAATAAAACGGCTGAAATAAACAAACTAATAACTGATAAAAACACTGAATTAAATAATAATAAGATCGATAATGTCGAGAATAAATTATTAGAAATAAAAACTAAATTAACTAAATTGAGTGAAATTAACACGTATAATACGAAATTACAAGGAGAAAAAGCTAAATATAAAAGTAAACACGGCGTTGAGTTAAAAGGTGTTGCCGAGATATTTATACAGGATGTTATTGATAAATATAAAACATCGGCTGATAAATTAAACAAATTAAATAATATAGATAATACAACTGTTGAAAGTTTCGATATAATGAATACAAACCTGGACAATTTAGTACAAAAAATTAAATCGGAAATGGAAGCTATAAACAATAAAGTTACAGATGTTAAAAAAATTGTAGATGAAATTACAAAAAAACAAGAAGAATATGCTACAAAAACGATAACAGAAAAAAAACCTACTAGCGATGATAATTATGATAAATTGAACAAAATGTTAACTGAGTTGAAAACTGAATTAAATAATATAAAAACAGATGGTTCAACAAAAGAAAGTGATGGTACAACAAGATCAACGCTTGAACAACTTTCGATAAACACAAATAAATTAGTTGACCAAATAACACAATTAATTGCGGTTATGGATGCATATATACAATTTCAAACGGTCAATAATACTTCGGCGACAGTAAATGAGATTAAATCATTATTTAATGGAGATATTACTAACAGTGATGATATAACAGTTAATAAATTACGTGTTGTTAACTTATATAATACGTATACTGATGATTCGCCTACAGTAACAAAAGAGGACTTTAAAAAATGGTTTGACCTATCAACCTTAACCTTAAAATCTAGATATGATTCCAGTGCAATAGAAGAAGCAAATAAAAAAATAAAAGAAATACAATCAAAATATAATAAAATTTCGAATGACGATAAATTGCTTGATAATATGTTTAACGGTTTAAAGAAATATTATACGGCTTTAGTTGCAGAATTAAAAGACATTGATATAGAAGCTATAATATTAACAAATGCAACTACGAACAAAGAACACGCTGAACAAATTGATAAGGTATTAAGTAAAGCCAACGAATTAGCCAATGCATACGTCGCACTTGCTGTATCTACCAAACAAATTGCAGAACTAGAAAAATATCTTAAGGCGGATGAAAAAGAAGATGGAGTAGCTAAAATTAATAAATTTATTACTGAGTTAAATAAATTAGATGAAACTAAAATAACTAAAAAACGCGGAACTGATTTGATTGAGTTAACTGATAAAAATATTAATTTAATTATACATAAAGAAATAGCTAATAAAAAAATAAAGGAATTAACAAAAACTTCAAAGTTGGATTTGAATTCTTCTGATACGCTTCCAAAAGATTTAGTTGATCAATACAAACAAATTTTAAAACAGTTAATGGATGCAACATTAGATAATACTCTAAAAACAAAAGATGCAATAGACGCAGAAATAAATCGATACACCGATATAAAAGAGCTACTAACTAAATTAAAAATTTTAATAGAAGCATATAATGTTGCTGATAAAAATAAAGAAGGTATCACCAAAGACAATTTTGAAAAAATCCAATATACAAAAGACGACGAACTGTTTACTAACTATTTAATAGAAGAGAAAGTTAAACTAATGGCTGGTAAAACTGTAAGTGGCACTCCATTTGAAAATTTAATAAAAAATGCGACTACCGTAAATAATGACATTGTAATATTGTATAGCCAAATTCTTAATGCGTATGCCACGGATGTTAAAGATAAGATGAACAAATTACAAACTAAAAAAAATATATCAGAAATTCAAACGTTAATAAACACTACCACGGATTTATTACAACAAATAAATGCTCAAAAAACTAGATATAATCAAGTATTGGGATATTATATTGGTGATGATGAAAAACCTGAAGCGTTTGATAAATTAGTTAAATCACATATAAAAGAAATCCGTGATGAAAATAGTAAATTAGAAAAAGCTAAACAATTTTATGAAGCTAAGGGTGATATACAACAAATTAGTGACGGAACTTTGTCCGATTTACAAACTGCAATTAACGAATTAATAGATGAATATAACAACTTAGAGTTTAACGATACAAAAAAACAAATGTCAAAAGAACAAGCTACTGCAGTTAGAGACTACATTGATAGATTAAAAAAGTTTGCAGAGACATTTAAAAAGGTTGATGAGATAACAGAATTAAGTAAATTCGATGATTATAAAGGTATTAGCGACTTAAATAAACCAATAGATGATATCATGAATGCCGTATTTAAACCGACTGCTAGTCCAATATCTGGTGGTGGAAAGAGCAAATATAAAATAATACATTCGACTATACTAAAAGGTGGTGATTATGATAATGTAATTACGAAAATAGATACAGAATTAAAAGCTGTAAATAATAATATTATTGATCAATATGTAAAACTGGTTAAAAATAATGTTGAAAATAAACAAAAAACTATATCAGATTTATCGAATGAGACCGAGGTTATTACTTTACAAACTAAACTAACCAACAGACAAACTAAATTTAATGAGATGAAAAGTTTTTATGAAGGTGAGTTTAATGATACGGATAAAGTAGGTGATACAATTCAAACTACATTAGACAAAATTACTACAAAATTAGTTGAATTGAAAAAAAAAAGTACATTTACAACTGGCAATTTTTATGATAGTTATCAAGAATTGCCAGAGGATGTTTTAAATGAACATGAAACAATCATAGAACAAATAGCAAAGGGAAAACCCCTAAATTATTCTAATAACTTGGACAAAATAAAATCTTTCAATTCGGAGTGGGTGAAAACAACTCCGTTTAAAGAGTTAGAGGATAATAAATATTTTGACATGTTCAAACAATTATATTATTATATGGCAACATCATATAGTAATTCTACTAATTTAATAACACAAATAAATAAGTTCGATTCTACAGACGCTTTTAAATGTAATGAGGAAGCCGCAGCTAATGAATTTGTAGAATATATCCATAATAAATTCAAAAGCAATCAACAGTTATCATATGCAGTACAACAAACAACTAAAACTGAATTCGAAGTAACTGTTGATGATAAAGCCGTTCCTTATATTAAAACAATCGACGCATATATGCCTATATATAATGCAAAAATTTCATCGAATATAACGTTATTTGATACATTGAAAGACTTTGTTAGAGGTGTAATAACTTCAGATTCTGACCCATCCGAAAGTAATCCCCGTAGTTGTATGAATTGTGTAAATAATAATACATATTATATGACGGAAGATCCCGAAATAGATAAGACTGATCTGAATGATGCACAATATATTGCATATACCGTTCTTGTTCAATTAGCAAATGAGAAATTATCGGAAGGTAACTATAAAGCTGAAAAAGACATAATCAACGATGTGTATCAAGAAATAATAAAATCAATTAAACAGATAATTACCGATGAAGGTAAAGAGATAACGCCTAAAATAATTAATGATGTAGTCGACAAAATTAATAAAACCTTTACTTTTAAAATATTAAAAAAGACAATTCCAGAAGAACCAAATTTACATGAAATATTACGCACAAAAGTTGATAATTTAAAATTTACAAAAAATGAAATTAAGAAAATTCAATTTGCTAGTAACATTACTAAAAAAGAAACAATAACATATACGTTTAAAGATTATATATTAATTTACATACAATCACCTGAACAAGGCAAACCGTCAAATGTTAAAATTAATGATCTTGAATTAGACAGTAAAGTTAATATACAAGGAAGTGAATATATAGTCGACGGGATATCACATTACATTGGTGACCATTATTTGTCATTCGCAACCAACTACGACAGCCGCAGAAATAAGTACTATGTCCGTAATAATGTTGGTTCTCAATATTCGACTACAAATGATTTCGAAGATGCCCGCCGTAAATTACCATATTTTATATTATTACGTAAACAGGGTGTTAAATCATATGATAATAATTTCTATGCTCCTGAAAATGCCAAAAAGAATTGTTATTTAAATACAGCTACATTCATGTTATCAAAAACACCATTCTTTCAAGATTTGCAAAATGCAGTTATTAATATATCTGACCATAAACTAATAAAACCGAAATATACATTCTTAAAAAATCTCACGATGCCATCAGATGAACAAGATAAATCTTTAGTGATCTTCTTAGCAACGAAATATTATGGATACAAAGATTTAAATGAATTGAAATCACTGATGAAATTAACAGGAGGACATCATCAAATTAAACGATATAAACTAATCAAAATGAAAGAACATGAAGATAAACATAAAATTAAAGTAGGTGGACATATAGTTAAGAATAAATACTATTTAATAAAGTAAATATTTAATATTTATATATTAAATATATATAATGAGTCGTAGATATTATATAATTAAACCAGATCCGTTTGTTTCTCCGAGCATGCAGATAATAGGACAAATATTATATGACACATCAAACGAAATACACGCTATGAAAAAAGATATCAATAAGAAAATTCTAAAAGATACAAAAACCAATATAGATTATGATCCTGCTCTAACTCCTACTCTTGCATCAATACCTAAGCCTATACCCGAGCATACACCTGAGCATACATCTGAGCCTACATATGAGCCTACACCTGAGCCTACACCTAAGCCTATATCTAAGCCTACACCTGAGCCTATACCTAAGCCTATACCTAAGCCTACACCTGAGCCTAAACCTAAGCCTAAACCTGGGCTTAAACCTGAGCTTAAACCTGAGCATACACCTGAGCCTACACATGAGCCTACACTTAAGCCTACACCTGTATCTGAACCTGTTCTTGAAACAAATAAATATTTTTTTGAAATCAATGACACAAATACCTCAATACAATACAATAAAAATAACTTCAAATTTAACTTAAATATTCCACGAATAAAATTAAACTATTTTAAAGGAACATCACAAATAAAATCAATACTATTTGATACAATACAATTAAATACAAATATGAGTGATTATAACAATATTATGGTCAGTGCTTTAGAAAATGTTGAAAACTTGGCAACATTGTTATTAACAAATTATAACTCTAAATTTAGTAATCAATTTAAAGACTCGTATTTTACTGTAAAACGACCTGCAACATATGATGAATCAAATATAAAATATTATAATTATTTTGAACAATTAATAAATAAAATTGTATCTGGAAAGGAACCGTTACGTATTGTAATTCCTAAAACCGCAAATACAATTTTAACTAAAGAGAGATACAGAAAATTTATACAATCATTGTTTAAAGATGGAGGTATATATAAATTAATAAATGATGCAATTCAAGAATTACATTTAATAGACCAAGAAACATCCAGTGATAAAACATTTAGAGATCTTAATAAGGATAATAAACTTGAAGCACAATTAATTGTAGCATATATACAATTATTAAAAACTATGATAATGCAAGCATTTAATATCAATAAAAATGATCAATCATTTAGATTTACATATTTTATATTACAATTAACAGAACTAAGCATGATAGAATCGAATAAGAGTAATCCAATTATTACTAAAAAATTATCTAATGGAGTAGAATTAAAAAATGATGATATAGATAAGATATTAGATGAAATTAAAAAATTAATTTATAAACAATTAACTGGTGGAAGATATAAAAAGTATCGTTATAAATTAATCAAAAATTAATAAATAAAAGTATTATATATAATGGCGAGTCGAGGACAAATAATGAAAGTATTACAAGATTTGGGACCTATGGCACAATATCAAATGATATATCAAAGTTTAGTTAATTTGTTTGATGCACTTGAGAATGCGGAATATTTAGCTAATGATAATAACGTTAATAGCAAGAAAGGTGGGTATATTAAACATAGATATTATAAACTGGTCAAAAAATAATTTCGACGCAAATAATATAATGAAATTTATATTATTTATATTAATTGTTTTTTTTCTTGTTTCGTCTGTAATAAGTGTTCTTCAAACCACAGAGCAGATGATTTCGGTTTCAAAAATTAATAATCCGACTTGGCACTCGTCTTGTAATAATCCATACAAAATATATACCAAATCATTAGATAAAGCAGAATATACTTATAACCACAAGTGTGATTTATACATTCCGTGTTCTTATAACAATATAACTGAAGAGATGAATAAAATATCTAACATTACCAGCAATTCACGAATATTTATTATAGATAATGCGGATCAAATATCAAGTAAATATTTTTTATGGAAAAATTTAGTAGATAAATATGGAAGAGATCAAGCTGAAAAGTTCGCTCCAGCTACATATCTATTAAATAATAATATTGATATAGCTTTATTAAAAGCTAGGTATAGTTCAAATAAACTATATATAATGAAGCGTAACATACAACAACAAAAAGGCTTACACATAACAAATGATCTAAATGATATATTAAAAGGTTGGAACGACGAGTATGTTGTTGTTCAGGAATTGTTGCAAAATCCGTATTTAATAGACGGACACAAAATAAATTTACGCTTTTATATATTGATTCTATGCAATAACGGAGAAATCGAAGGATATATATATCCCGATGGATTTGTGTATTATACACCAGATAAATTTAAACTTAACTCAACAGAAGATAAACATAATATTACAACTGGATATATAGACAGAAAAATATATGAAAGATTACCGTTAACTCACGAAGATTTACGCACGTATCTAGGAAAAGGAAATGCTAATATAATGTTTGCCAATATATATAATATGTTAGCTAAAGTAATTGATGCAATTAAACCAAAAGTGTGTAGAAATAATCGATTTAATCAATCCATAACATTTCAAATATTCGGTGCAGATGTTGCACCAAACGACAAGTTAGAAGCTCAAATTATTGAAATTAACAAAGGTCCAGATTTAGGGGCTAAGGATGAACGCGATGGTAATATAAAGCGAGGTGTTGTTGATAGCACATTTGTTTTATTAGGATTAAGAGATGGAACAACCAGTTGGATTAAAATATAATATAATTTAATAATGTAAATTATTAAATTTATGCATATGGGGGAGTAATGGTTGGTTCATATAATATTCCTTTATTCATTGCATCGATTAATTCTTTTTGTGTCGTATCTTCAATATAACTAAATCCATTTAATGCATTATTGTTTGCAGCAATATTTCCATCTACGAATTGTCCTGTTGTAGAATTAAAAGCGTTAGAAAATCCTAGATGATTTTGGAAAGATGTATCTTTTGCACCGTCATATTGATTATATGTTCCGCGTTGTACATCTCGATCCGAGTGTCCATAATATCCTTGTAAATAATTCATATATTTATCATTGTGTTCACGTGGTTGAGTCATTTTTTGCAGTTTTTCTCCTCCCATGTTAAAATACATATTTTGTGGTAGATAGTTTGGTTCTAAAGTTTGTTTAGCAATAGGCATAGATGGGTTCATTATTGGAACATTGTTTTCTGGTAAATCTTTCATTTGATCATGTATTTGTTTGTCTAGCATATCTAAATCGTCATTAAAATGTCCCTCTACGTCAGAGCTAAATGTTTCTCCGTTATTTTTCTTATATCTGAAATATAAAAACACACTAATACAAATAAGGAATATTATAGCCAATAAATTTGGTTTAATGCTATCTGTGTAAAATGATACACAATAAGTATAAATTTTAGATTTTTCGACAGGTTTCATTATCATGTTATTATATACACCAGATAACCATTTTTCAGATATCAATATAGGCTGTGTGCCGTAATATGACATTATAATATTTATGAAGATATTAATATTTTGCGTTAATTAATTGTTTCTTACAATCTATATTGTAGATATGTAAAATGAAGGTCAGTGATAGCCTTAAAATAATAGATTATGTCGGAGCTGGTTCATTTGGAAACGTTTATATAGGTATAGATCATTTTAATCGTATGGTTGCAGTAAAAGTAGAAGATCTGAATAGCAAACATTCTAAAATTGAGAAAGAATATAAAATATATAAGCATATGAAAAAATATTTTATTAAAGAAGGGCTTCCTCAGGTATATTGTCTAATAAAAACTCCTAAATATAATATTATGTTAATGGAGCTATTAGGTCAGAGTTTAGAAGATTTATATGAAGAGCAGCGTGAATTATTCGAATTTAATAATATTTTACATATTGGATATTCTATTTTGTGTATGTTAGAATGTTTTCATTTAGGAGGATATGTACATCGAGATGTAAAACCTAGTAACTTTTTGTTAGGCATTAATAAACCAGATATATATATGGTAGATTTTGGTTTATCAAAAAAATATATTCATAGTGGTATACATATTAATCCGTCTAACGATCATTCTTTAGTTGGAACAGCAAGATATGCGAGTATATATTTGCATAACGGGTTAGAACCGTCAAGAAGAGATGATTTAATCTCCTTGGGATATATGTTAATTTTTTTTGTCAAACAACGTCTCCCGTGGCAGGGAGTAGCTAGAAATAAAGATTTCCTTGAACACGTTGGGCGTATAAAAGAGAGTATAAGTATAGAACAATTATGTTATAATATAGATCCATTATTTAATAAATATTTAACATATTGCTATAGTTTACAATTTGACCAACAACCTGATTATGATTATCTTAAAAATTTATTTCAAATAAAAAATTGATATTAAAAATATTAATATAACATATTAATATTGTTATGTCATATTTTAAGGAAGTAATAGAGAAGCACCAAAAGAATATAGAAGAAACAACACAAAAACAAATGAATGATACAATAAATCACGAAGCAAAATTTAATTACATTGGTCGTAGATGTTATAAACATATTAGTAATATACTATTTAATGAAGATAAACTTATGAGATCTATTTATTATTCTTATCATCCAGAACGCTCTTTTAGTATAAATCATAAATGTCCTTATACAGGAAGTTTTGTAAGACAAGATGGATATTATTTATACAGGACATGTCAAGCTGAAATTATTAAATATATTAATTCTCAACCAAAAATGCAAGATAACAACGTTAAAATGATAAATATTAAGTATAATGTGATGTATTGTTCTAGCATGTTTGCATATAATTAATTATACATATCTTGGAGTGATAGAAATTTAATAAAAAGAAATTAAAGATTGTATTAAAAAAGCAAATATTTCGTAATATTTTAATCAGTGGATATACTTAACTTAGTACAATCCCATAAATGGGATACTATAAGAAAATTAATAAAAAATAATAAACTTGATCCAAATGAACACATATTAAATAATAATACAATAGTTCACTTGGGCGTATAAAAGAGAATATTAGTATAGAACAATTATGTTATAATATAGACCCATTATTTAATAAATATTTAATATATTGCTATAGTTTACAAGACCAACAACTTGATTATGATTATCTTAAAAGTTTATTAAAAAAATGATATTAAAAATATTAATATAACATACTAATATTGTTATGTCATATTTTAAGGAAGTAATAGAGAAATACCAAAAGAATCTAAAGGAAGCAACCGATAACTACCAAAAACACCAAAAGCATCTAGTAGAAACAGAACGAAAAAAAAGAAGTGATGAAATAAATCACGAAGCGAAATTTAATTACATTGGTCGTAGATGTTATAAACATATTAGTAATATACTATTTAATAAAGATAAACTTATGAAATCTATGTATAATTATGATTATTATAAGTCAACACACTATTTTAGTATAGATCATAAATGTCCTTATACAGGAATTTTTGTAAAAAAAGGTCAATTTTTATTATACGTAACATGTCAAGATGAAATTATTAAATATATTAATTCTCAACCAAAAATGCAAAATAACAATATTAAAATGATAGATATTAAGCGTTACCACTCGGATTGTACCAGCACGTTTACATATAATTAGTTATACATATCTTGGAGTGATAGAAATTTAATAAAAAGAAATTAAAGATTGTATTAAAAAAATAAAGTATATAAATTTACATTAGTTTTTAATATTAAAAACTATTATCTCGTAATATTTTAATTAATGGATATACTTAACTTAGTACAATCTCATAAATGGGATACTATAAGAAAATTAATAAAAAATAATAAACTTGATCCAAATGAACACATATTAAATAATAATACAATAGTTCACTTGGCTAGTATAAATAATCAACCAGACATTATTGATGAAATAGCTATATTAAATAAAAAAGCTTTAGAAAAAGGAGATGATCTAGGAAATACATGCTCTCATATAGCAACTAAATATAGATATATGAAGTTGTTAGATAAATGTTTAGATTACAACTTAGATTTAATAAATGATGTTGGTGATAGCATTCTTCATTTAGCTATAGGTGACAAGAAACTAGTTGACAAGATTGCTCCGAGGGTTAACGTAAATAGAATAAATAAGCTTGGTTTTACACCGTTATCGATTGCTACAATAGAAAGTCATGGGAACGACGTATATTTAGACAACGTTAAAACTCTTTTAAAATACAATGCGGATACTAATATTCCGAATGTTCCCCCGCTGCATATTGCTGCGTCAGTTAAAAATCATAAAATTGCAAAATTGTTGTTAGAACATGGTGCCGATGTTATCAAATTAACAGCTAACTATGTAAGTCCTCTTATTTTAGCAGTGACTAGAAATGATAAAGATATGGTTAAATTATTATTAGATCATAAAGCCGATGTTAACTATAGTGGTGTAGAGAATAGATATAATCCTTTAATGATGGCTTTAAAACAAAATAACAGCGATATAGCTAGATTATTATTAGAACATAATATAGATACAAACTTTCAGGATAAGAACCTTAATACACCTTTGCATATAGCATTATTGCATAATATTAATAAGGATATAATAGATATTCTAATAGAAAAAGGTGATTTAAACTCTCAAAACATTGATAAAATAACTCCAATACAAATATTAGTTAAATCTAACAAATGGAAAAAATATAAAAATAAATTAAAATCAAAAACGTACGACATACCACATAAAATTAAACTACATGATAAAATAAAATTAAAACGAATACAACCAGCGAGCTACAAACTAATAACTAAGCGTAAAACAGAAAACGGTTATTTTAATGCTGACGTGCTTCATAGTATAATGTATACGATTATAATGCTTAGAAATCACCACAATCTTACAACGATAACGCAAGAATTTAACAAGAGCAAAGCGACTAACGATATGTATATGTTAGATTTAATAGAGAACTATCAAAACAAAACTATAAACAATATAATTCGTATATACACAGATTATTTGTTTGAACTTGCTCCATACATAATATTATGGAAGGATGAAAATAACTATCATGTAAATGGTGAGTTTGCGTATTATCTTAAAAAAGCGATGTTATCAAGTGCTAGATATGTATATATAAAAATAACATTGATTAACAGCGAAAACCAAACTCATGCTAATATGGTATTAATAGATAAAGATAATAAAACCGCCGAAAGATTTGAACCATATGGAATAATACCTAATTTAGATACTGATAAATTAGATGATAAAATAGAAGAAAAATTAAAAGATTTTAATCTTAAATATAGTCGACCAAAAGATTATATGCCCAAAGTTGCATTTCAAACATTAAGTGATGACAGTAATTTCTCAGTGCGAAAAATGAATGATCCAGAAGGTTACTGTTTGGCTTGGACATTTTGGTATCTTGAAATGCGAATAACTAATCATGAATTGTCTCAAAAACAAATTGTTGAAAACAGTATAAAAGATATAGCGAATAAAGGTAAAACTCAAGAAAAAACTTTTATTGATTTTATTAGAAACTATGCATATGGATTAGATAAGGAGAAAAATAAAATATTTGTTCAAGCCAAAATTAAAGGAAAATATGATAATGAACTAAAAGATGAATATTTAGAAAAATTATTAAACTATTTAGGTAAACAACTAGATATATATATACATGATCGTTAATTTAATAATAAATAGTTATTATTAAACAATAATATATTATTATATTATATAATGAATAATGACCTTGCATATACAATTAAAATTATATTAGTTGTTATATTTATGGTTTTACTAATAAACAAATTTGTGTATTTATATGACGATATATATAACAATGAAGGATTTGAAGGAGATAATCAAATAGAAACATTTTTTATGACTGGAAATTCTTCTTTACAAACTAAACAAGAAGTATATACTGAGTTATTAAAAAGAGCTAGTGATGTGTTAGATGAAATGAATATTTCGTGGTTTTTATCATCAGGTACATGTTTAGGATATTTTAGAGAAGGTAAGTTTATAGATCATGATTATGATATTGACATTGGTATATTTGCGGAAGATTATACAGATGAAATTATAAGACGTTTAACAAAGAACGGAATAATATTATATAGAGTGTTAGGAGATCCCGTTAATGGTATGGAATTATCATTTGTAATGCCAGGAACTAAACTAAAAAGACGTGCTAAAATAGATATTTTTTTACATTATATTACACCAGATAAAAAAAATATATTTTGGATTACTTATAAAGCCCCAGAGTTTACAGATAAAATTAAATATCAAGTTCCAATGTTTAGCATTAAAAAAACTGAATTTGTAGGATTGGATGTCGGAGTTCCAGACGATACGTTAACATATATAGAAAGTCATTATGGTAATGACTGGAATATACCAAAAAAACCAGGAAAAGGATATTTCTATGCAACTAGCCCAGTATCAATCGTTAAAGATTAGTTTATTATATATAATTTTTTAATTATATATAATATATATGCCAAAACAATACGATCGTGTTTATACAATAGGATGTTTCGATTATTTTCATCAAGGTCATATTATATTATTAAACAAAATGAGAGAATTAGGAAAAGAAGTGATTGTTGGTATACACGATGATAATAGCATCGAAAAGTTAAAACATTTATCTATGTCAGAACACGAACCATTAGATATAAGAATGAGAAAGTTAAAACCGTACGCCGATATAATTTTTGTTATATCTTCAACAGATCCGTCTATCTATTTAGAATGTGTAATTAACAAGCTAGATAACAAAGAAAATGCGTGTTTTATTCGTGGAGACGATATGCCTAAATTTCCAGCTAGACAAGTAATAGAAGAAAAAATAATGATACATTTAGAACCATATACACACGGTATAAGTAGCACCCAAATAAGAAAAGATATTAAAGATACAGTTTAAGTGTAATTGGATGATGATCCGATATTCGTTTTTCGTTATGGATATTTAGATCATCTCTAATTTTTGTTTTAGGACGCCACCAAAATACGTAAACTGATATAAGAAACAAATCACATCGATAACCAATGTTTCGATTAAAATTGTTTCCTAAATATGAAAAAAAAGTATATGTTTGATTATCAGCATATGTATGTCTATAGATATCCGTTAGTTTAAGAGTTATATTTTTAAAGCTTTCTCTTTCTTGTATTGTATATCCTGGATGATATAAATGTTTAGTTGGTTCAGCAATATCTTTAGTTGTTTGTGATATGTTAAAATCTCCACAACATATAATTGGTTTTTTATAAGTAAATATTTTCTTAACAAAATATTTATCAAAATGTAATCTATAATCAAGATTTTCTAGTTTGTTTCCAGAGTTCGGAAAATAGCAATTTAATAGAATAAAATCGCAAAATTCAAGCTCTAAACATCTTCCAGAACTGTGTTTTATACAGTCAAAACAAAAAGATATAGGTTTAATATTTGTATAAACTGCCACTCCAGCGTATCCAGGACGTTTGGAAGGATTCCAATAACAATAATAACCGTTTAATTTTAGTTTTTGTTCAATCGATTTACACCCTTGAATTTTTTAAATGCCCATATAATGAGTAACTTAAAAAAATAAGGTTGAGGCTTTTCATCCTCGTGTAAAGTATGGTTTTGTTGGTTATTACTATATAAGTATAGTAATAAGGTTACCTTATAGATAACCGTCGATGAAACCCAACTGAATTATTTCTGTTCTGTCCTTCTTAAATATTTAGGACGTTCCTTATTCTTTAAATGGTATTTAGCTATTTTAAGAATATTTAATGCTCCATTTTTATCCCTATTAACTAATATTTGTTTTGACTTGCCTTCAGGAACGCTTTTAGAGCGTAGCAAACCATGATATAAACAAATATCAGTTTTCCAAGGACGTGGATTTATTCTTTTTCTAAATTTTTCATTTTCTTGATGATTATAATAATTCATTTTACTTGTATTATATTCATCCACCAAAAATACTTTATATCCATTCTTTCTAAATAGATTTCTAAATCCGATACCTTTAGTTGGTGGACTATATTTAATATTTTTCTTTTGTTCCCAATTTCCAATCGCTATTATTGTTTCTTGTGGATCTCCAAATATATTCTTAAAGTTATTTATCATTTTTCGTTCGCTTTTTTGTCTATTTATAAATCTATACCATTTTAGTTTCCTGTATATTTCTTTTTTATAATACTCTTTTAATATTTCATTAATATTGTTCTTATTTTTGATATATGCTTTTACGTTTTTATATATACATGATTTTTTATCATAATTAGATAACTTAGTTTCTATTTGTTTTATCGTTTTATTATTTATTTGTATATCTACTTTATTGTTCTCTAACAATTTAGTATATTTTTTACTTTTTGTTTCTTTAATTCGTTGTATATTAGAATATCTAAATGTTTTTATGTTTTTCTTATTTTCAGATACACAAAACAATAAATCTGATTTGCCTGGATCTATTCCTATAACGTTATATTTCTTAAATTTAGCTGTTTCTTTTTCATCTAAATCGCTAATATATCTATCAATACTAAAGTTTTTAGGTTTTTTAATATGTGGTATTTTATTTTTTCCATTTGGATTGTATTTATCTTTCCTTATTAATAATATACTAACGGCTATTCCGTCTGTCGATATTTCACCATTAAATATATATCCTTTCTTATTGAATTCTTTCTTTTCTAGTCTAAAAAATAAGTTCCATATATTATGTTGTAATTTCTTTGTATTTCCTTTAGTTAAATAATAGTGTTTATTCATTTCTTCTGTAAATAAAGAATGTATAACTGTTGTTGTATCAAAAATAGTATATGACGGTATAACACTTGTTCGCAATGGAAATACATTTATTGTCATTTCCTTTTTATTTTCAATATCAATTGACATTTTAATTAATGTATTTATATATTTTAATGGTTTACATTTTACTTGATAAATTATATTATCTGTATTTCCAAATTGTGATATAATATCTTTTCTAATTTGCGTTTTTATATTATTATATTTTTTTTTAGATTTATCAGTATGTTCTATTAAATCTCTTTTAAGTTTCTTTAGCTCATTTCTATATTCTCTTAACTTTATCTTTTGTTCTTCCTTATTTGTATATTTCTTTTTAATCTTATTTTCTTCTTTTGATTTATTTACAATTACATTAACATATCTATTAAAGAAATCATAAAAATGTACTATAATGTGATTTTCATAACATGTTTTAATCTTTTCTGCTTCATAGTCTAATAATGTATTAAGGTGTGTATAGTACATATTATTATTACCACTCATCAATTTTGAATAATGTCTATCATAAAACTCTTGTAAGTCCTTCCTTAGTTTTATAATTTTTTCTTTTGCCTTCTTTCCTCTTTTATTATCATTGTTCCTATTACATAAAGTTTTTATTACTGATTTAATAAATTCATAGTGTAATTCGGGTATTTCTAATTTATTATCATATTGATATAGATAATATAATTTAATAAATTGATATGTATGAATTACAATATCATTTACATTGTTAACTATCTTGTTTATATCTTCTATTGTATGGTTGTATTTAATGATAGATTTAAGGGATGTTTTTATAGTTTTATAAAAAGTCAAACTGTCTTTGTATATAGAAATATCTGGCAGTTTATTAGGTATTTATATATATGTTTATAAATTTATTTTTATATAGTTTATGTAAATTAATTTAAAGTGGGCATTTAAAAAATTCAAGGGTATAATTTCTTGAAGACATATAATATCAACGTGTAAATCGATAAGTTTTTGTATTCCTCCTTTAGATATAAACGATGATATACCGTTTATATTCCAGCTAATAATATGCATATACTATGTTATAGTAGTAGGTTTATATATAATTGTTCCATTACTAAAACAATAGTGATCTTTGAGACAGTTATAATTACATTTTGTAATATGTGGTAATGTAAAATTTATATAATTTACAAAATGTTTACGAAGAAATAGATAGAACGAAGAGATGATAATACGAGAGTTAAGTAAAGATATCATTATTGTTATATATAATAATTATATACATTTTTTCTTTAATTGTGCAAGTAAATTTAACAACTGTAAATATTCATCTGCACCGTTCAATAGGTTGTGTTCTGTTTGAGAGATTAACATAGACATATCGTATTTAATTATATCATCTATTTTAGATTTTGTAATTACAAATAATAATTGCTCTAGCATATTATGAACAGAATATCCATCAGCTATCAAGTTATATACCTTGTTCATTAGTGGTTTAATTTTTGTTTGTTTGTTGGTTGCTGTTTCAAATAAATCGATTACTATATCTTGGGGGACATAATTAGAAATACCATATAAATTTTGCATAGTTGGTTTATCAGATACATATTTTAAATTTTGCAAATAAATAAGGCATTTACGCATATCGCCATTTGCAAGTTCGACTATTTTATCTGCTATTTCCTCATTCAACTCTAACTTTTCGTTGTTTGCAATTTCTAATATACGTTTAGTAGCAAACTGTGAAGACAAAGCGTTAAAACGTAGTTTCATACATCTAGATTGTATTGGTTCTATGATTTGATTAATATAATTGCAAATAAAACAAAATCGAGTTATATTAGAATAATCTTCCATAATTTTACGTAAAGCAGATTGAGCTTCCGACGTCATTGCATCAGCCTCGTCTAATATTATTATTTTATAGTTTGGACATGGATAATCTGGATCTTTCTCACTCAGTGAGATTTTAGCAAACTGGATAATCGTATTACGAACAACGTCGATACCACGATCATCCGATGCATTTAACTCCATTATCCGATCAGAAAATATACGATATCCGAATAATTCGTGTGATAGAGCCAATATTGCTGTTGTTTTTCCTACACCTGGAGGTCCATAAAATAGCATGTGAGGAATATTATTAGAATTAATATTTTGCTTTAATATTTTAACAATATCAGATTGATGAACTATATCTTTTAATTTACGCGGTCTATATTTTTCACCCCACGGGGTTATAGTTTGCATAGCACTATATTAATAATAATATATTGTTATTGTTTTATTTAACAATTTTTTATTAAAAATAAAAAATTGATTAATATATAAATAAAATTATATTAATTTATAGTAAATATGTTAATTGGTTTTCTTGGTCATAAACAATCTGGTAAAGATACTGCATCGGATTATTTAGTTAAGAAACTAAACTATAAGAAAGTATCTTTTGCGAGTCCTCTTAAAGATGCGTGCATGATTTTATTTGGATTTAATCATGAACAATTATACGGCAATAAAAAAGAAGAAATTGACGATGATTGGGGGGTATCTCCGCGTAAAGTAATGCAATGGATGGGAACGGACATGTTTAGAGTAAATATCCAAAGTATAAATCCAGATATTAAAAACAATTTTTGGATAACTAGTTTTAAAAAAAGAAATCCATATTATAAAAATATAGTAATTTCGGATGTTCGATTTCAAAATGAAGTTAATGCGATCCATGAACTTGGTGGACTCGTTATAAAAATAGAACGTCCAAATATTAATACAGATGCTCATGTATCAGAATTTGAAATTAATACTATTACAAATTATGATACATATATAAATAATAATGCAAATATAGAATCATTATATCAAAAATTAGATAATATAATATACGTATATAAACTTTCTGCGATTTAATGAGATATATATAAATATGTGTATCATTATATAATACAAAATAATGAGTTTATTAGATATTATCGGAAGCAAAATCAATATAGATGATATATTAGTTCCAGTTACAACACAAGTTAACAAAACTATAGAAACAACAGCCGAAACGGTTGCTATGAAAATAGCAGAAAAAACAGGTCATATTACAGCTGAAATTGTTGATGTTGCGTTAATTAATAACGATAAGATACAAACTGGTATTATTAATGCATTGAACGAAAATTCAAACTATATATTGCTCATCGTAGCTATTATTTTTGCGTATTTATATTGGAAATGGTTAAATACGGAATCCTAAATTTGTTTAACTAATTATACAAATTTAGAGCGTAATCTTAATTCTTTTAATATTGTTATTTTCGTTGCTAATATTTCTGTGTTTAAGTTTTTATCGACTAAAAATTTAATCAACTTTTCATAATCTGGAGTATTCCATTTGATATGTATGTCGATATTAATATTAACTTGTAAGTTTTTGTAATAATTAAATATCGTCCTCCATTGCTTAATGAATTCTTCCGTTAAAAAACTCTTGTTATATGCAATCATACTGTCGAGAGATTTATAATGTCGATATATTTTTACAACTTCCTCGACTGATCGTTTGTCGATTGTTGTATTCTGTAAATAATCTGTTCCTAACAATATACATAATTCTAAAAACTGATCTTGTGTAAGATCGAAAGTTTCCAAAATATCACTTAAATGAATTTCAATAAAAACATTATTTGATCGTTTAACAATTTTATCGCAACCTAAAAGTAACATATCGGTATCACCAGATAATATATAATCAACTTGTTGATTTTTTAGCAAACTTGCACATATATTGTCTGCTTCATGGTCAGCCTGAATATAAGTCAACCCTAAATAATCTAAAATTTGTTTACTGTCAGTAATACAATACTGTGAAACCTTATATACTTTTTGTATTATTTTTTTTCTTTCGTCTTGTGATAAATTCAGATTCAGTTTTTTCTTTAATTCCCATCTTTTATCTGATTTCTTTTTAAGCATTTCATATTTGATTCCTGGGGGAAAGCCATCAAAAATAAATAATGGATAAATTTTATGTTTTAGCATTTGTAATGCTAAATAGAAAACAGCAAATATATGGTACGTTGTATATCCATTTTTATCTTTTTGTTTTTTACCATTTTGTATAGCAATATATGCATATTCATGGATAACTTGTATAGCGTCAATTGCACATATTTGACCAATATAGTTAGAATAAGTTGTTGTTTTGATTAATTTAGGATATTTGTTAAATAACAATCCTTGAAGGTAGCGAACACCCATTCTGGAATTGTTAACGTCGATTGATAATTGATGTATATTTATTATTAGTTTTTTCAATTTTTATATTTATACATAATTTAAATAAGATTGTTAGTGTCAAACTAACGATTCTAATTTAATATATAGCTTGTTATATATTAAATTATAATATTTCTAGTACACATCGACTACGAATTGGGATATCCATTGTTAATATTTCTTGAATTTTATTCCTAAATATTTCGTTATCGCTTACGTGAGTGGTCGATAGTTTTGTTTTAATTGTATTATATAATGCACTTATTCCATCTGCCATATATGTTATATCGTTTATTTTTGTAAACATTGTTAATAAACACGCCCTAACTATATTTATCGATAATACGTCACTTATATATAGTTCTCCAAGAAAAGTCATAAATCCAACAATACGATGCTTATCAGAATTATTAGTCATATATCCACTAAATTGAGCCTGACATTGTGCTAATAATATTTGAATTAATAAAATTGAAGTATTATTTTCGATAACCTGTAAACCAGCAATTCGATTGCATAGTTTGCCATATATTTTACAAAATTGTTTCTCTCCAACGGCTTTGTTAATTATAATATCTACAGTTTCTTTCATTTCTTGTTTATTTTTAAAAATAATTTCTGATATTTCGTGTTGCATATCTTCAAAATTAGAATTAGATATTTTATTTAGTATAGTTTTAATAGAACGTTCTGTTTTTATCCATGGGTTTCGTGTATATTTAGATGTAGTGACCCAATTTGATTCTTTACGCCATCCAGCACCAATAAATTGTTTTATTTCATCTAAAGGCTCTATATATTGCTTTCGATACGATAAAAATACATCTATCGGAATAGACATACTCATACAATATATGTTAATATAACATAGTTATTAAGTCTTTACAATTATAATTTATAATCGTTGAAATGCATAATATCGATAAGTTGCTGTTATACCTTTACATTGATTATTTATATTAGTGTTTTGATAATATTCTGCGATTTTTTCCAGGGTTAATTTAATTCGTTTATTAGTTTCTACTGGTGGAATTGTCATAAAAAATTCTTGATGTAAATTAAGTTGATTTTCAAATAAATCAGTGTCGACTAGTCGTAATCCACATTTCTTTTTTAGTTCTTTTTGTACAAAGCTTTTATCTACTAGATACTCTGTTATATATTTACCTTCTGCTGATATAATAGAATTGTGTATATCTATTGCAAACCCAGTTGTAATATTAGTTTTTTTGTCATAGTTTCCTTTTTTAACTATTTCGTATAAAGTTTTAAGTTCTCCTTGATTGAGATATGTAAAACTAACTTTATCTTTATCGTCTAACAATTTTAATACTTGTTGGGCATCTGTACACGTCGCCAAAAAGAATCCTCCAATTTTAAGATGTCTAGAAATATTTTCACAGAAGTTGTTCCATTTTGTCTCATCTTCTAAGAAATAATGCATAGCTAACGAACTATTAATTATATCAAATTGATATGGTTCATCTCCCATATATGTGTTCATTATTTCAGCATTTTTCTTGCTCATTCCACCTAATACTTTGATTTGGTTGTTATAGTTAAATATAGAAGTTGCATCTGCTTGAATAAAATACATAGGTGGATAATTAGGATTTTTCTTTTTAGCACTCATATATCTATTCATTGCACTATCTTGAATAGTAAACAACGAATCAAATGATGGCTCTACCCCAACATATAATTTTACACCTGCTCTATAAAATTTATCCATATCTCCACCACGTCCACAACCAATATCTAATATTGTCATTTTATCTCTGTTATATATTTCGTTGTTGCAATATGTGTATATCAACATATCTTTAATCCAGTTGTGATAAGATCTCATAGGTTGTGCTAACACTGTCTTAAACTCGTAATATGTTCGATCTTGTTCGTTCAAATATCTGTCTTTTGATTTAGCGGTTAATTGTTGTTTATGTTTATCTTGTATATCATCATTTGCCATATTTTTAAAATCGGTCATTGTAATTGGATGTATCATACTTTGCCACACTATATTTGCAATATTTATATTATTACCATATTGTTGTTTATGCAAGCGAACAAATTCTGTTTTATCGTATCTGGTTTTAAGAGGAACCCATCTAAATTTAGGTGGAACATCTGGATCATTATTATAATAAAATTCTACAACTGTTTTATCTTGTATAATATTACCTTCTATATCTCTTACATCTCCATCTCTTAGATATATATGTGCATGATATCCTTCTTCTTCTTGTCTAAATAATACTGGCTTTTCTTCTCCCCTAAACGTATTTCCCACATGAAGATTACAAATTTTATAAGGTTTTGCATCTGTCTCATCATCATCAGTTCCTTTTACTGTTTTGTCATACACGATCAATTCATTTCCTTTATATCGTTCAAAAGTAATATAAAAATCAATAGAATTTTTATCTCCAGGTTTCCATTTAAATTCGCTTCTTTTGGACAATTTTGGGTCTACTTCATAAGATTGTATTAATGGATGATATATCAATCCATCTAAATTATATGGACAACGTGAATTTTTATCAACAACATATTTTTCCCATAACATGACTGAATATATGTATATTTCTTTAACATCGACACCAATAACTGGAATAAATAACTTTCTTCTGATTAATGGAATATTTTTTTCGATACTCATATCATGGTTTAAATTAAATAAAAATGTGCTAATTTCTGTTTCATAGAACTTACAATATGATTGTACATTAAATTTATCTGTAAATTTATGATGTCCTTCATATTTGTGTTTTTTGTTTACAAAACAGTTATTAATAATTTCATCTGCTTTAGCTAATCGTTCTAAAAAATTGTTGTTTGTATGCACATGTTCGTTTCCGCTAAATATAACATCGAAAACCATATATAAAAATCGATTAAACTTTTTAATAAATATTAGTTCTCCGTCCATTATAGTATTGTTATATTTGTCGTTGTCTAATGTAATACCAGTATAATGAACCAATAAACCAGTTGATATCATATATACGTTTTTTTTGTATATAATCATTTGATATCTTTCTCCATCTGCTTTGTCAGTAACTGCATAATTTGTTGGTAGATGGTTAATAAAATTAGATATATTAACTGTAATTGGTTTTCTACCGATTAATTTGTTAAATTTTTTGCTTAACGGTGACATTACGCCCATATAGTTAGTAACAACATTCTCTATCTCACTTTTACGTAAAATATAATTGCTCTGTTGAATTATTTTTAATATATATTCGATTTCCTTGTATATATCATCTAATGTTCCATTTAATAATTCAAATTCCAGTTCATATTCAGATGGTTCATTTGGTAGATATTTCATTATATTAGACTGTTTAACATCTGTGACGTCTATGCGTAGTTTATTTATTTTATTGTTAACTATAATTAATGAGGCACGTTGTTTATACCTAAAAGTTAAACTGTTATCAATTTTAAATTTAAGTAATTTGTTATATTCACCTGAATCTTTTTTAATACTATTTTCTCCAGATAATTTAAATCGTAGATTATAGTCTGCAATATCAACTGGTTTTTCTCGTCTAACTTTGTTCATTATTGAAACGCCTTCTTTTAGAGACAATAAAATTTTATATATAACATTGTTAGTTTTTGATACTAATGTTTTATAGTGTGAATTTATTGTTTCGATCCCGTTAATCGACAAACGATAGTTTCCCTCTGTTATATCTTTGTTTAAATTAACATCTAAAGTTGTTGATTTTTCTAATATATTTTCACCAGTTGCTTTTCCAGATATATATTTAATTATATTAGTGAATGTTTCTTGTGTTAATCTATCACCTTTCCATGATGCTTCGAATTCATCACCATTTTGTTTTTTGGAATATAACGAATTTATTTTTTTTATTTCATCATCTGTAAAGATAAACATACTAGTATATATCATTATATATATTTATTATCTTAATACATCTTGTATCATTTTTTTAGCCTAATATCTTTTTATATATTATTATTAAAATATAAATTAAAAATTGAATAAAAAAGAATAATATATATTATTATCGTATATAGTTATGGATGAACCTATAATTTATAAGTTGCCGAAGTTACTTGATTTAAAAGATTATAATATAACAACAAGATATTTTGAATATTTATCTCCTCCGAAATCTTCGTTAGGATTTAATCAACATATACATAAAACAAAAAATAAAATGAATGACATAAGTAAACATAGACGTTCTTATTTAGTAGTAAATCCATATGAAACTGTAATAGACGACGAACATAGTATAGAACGTGATGTTGAAAAATTCGTAAACGAAAAATTATTAAGTAGAGCACATCATAAATTATGGGAGATTTTTATGATGTTTGATTTGTTTCCATCTAGTCATCCAATAATAACTGCACATTTAGCAGAAGGACCAGGATCGTTTGTTCAGGCGACTATAAATTATCGAGAGATGTATTGCAATAATAAAAACGATAAACATTATGCGATAACTTTACATTCACCTAAAAAGTCAGTTAAACCAGTTGATGAAGAATATATTAAAGCTCACAAAAATAAATTAGAAATATACAAAACTCATAAAGATGGAGATGGAGATTTAACGAAGCTAGATACTATAAATGACTTTCTAAAAGAGATAACTGGAAAATGTGATTTTATTACAGCTGATGGTGGTTTCGATTGGAAAAACGAAAATATGCAAGAACAAGAAGCATTTCATTTAATTTTAGGACAAATGTTAACAGCGTTAAAAGCACAGAAAAAAGGGGGCTCATTTGTGTTAAAAATTTTCGAAATAATGACATCTCCAACGTTAAAATTGTTATGTTTGTTATCGCACATTTATGAGGACATTTATATAGTTAAACCTCTCACAAGTAGATTATCTAACTCCGAGAGATATATAGTTTGTATTGAATATATTGGTACATCTAAACAAACAATTCAAGATTTAGAAGAGATATTGACATCTATTAAAGAGAAACATTATTTAGCAAACATGTATTCTAAATATTCTCCTCCTCAAGAATTTACCAATATAATAATCAAATCAAATTTAGAGATATCAAATAAACAAATGTATTGGATCAACAAAATGATTGAATATGTTGAAAAAGGAGATTTTTATGGAATAGAAACAAAGAATTATGAAAATAAACAAAAAGAAACATCTAAAGCATGGTTAGACTTATATTTGATAGATAAAAACAAATTAAGCGATATGCGTAAACAACTAATGCAAATACGTCAAAATATAATATCCAAGAATATTACAAAATAATAAATAAATTATTATAATTAATAATTTATTTTTTCTGTTGATGTTTTTTCTTTTTAGCTTGAGATTTTTCATTTAGTTTATAACCTTCCATATCACGAGTTCCAGACTCAATACCGTTTAATATTTTGCGTAATTTTTTACGAGTGTTAATATTCATATCTGGTTTGTCTAAATATTTTCTACCGAGTTGAACTGTCATTTTTCGTTCTGCTTCTTGTAATGTTAATTCTCCTAATTCAACCTTATGAAGTTTTTCTAACATATCTATTAATTCTGTAATATCATTGTCTTTAATTAGCTTATCTAAAATCCATGGATATTTATCATAAAATTCTGGCATTAAATCGTGTATCAACTCGTTAGACGATAATTCGTATTGTTTATAGTTTTCATTCTTTAATTCTATCATTTTATCCGATGCTATTAAATTTAATATTTTTACTATATCGTCGGTTAATTTTGGAATATTCATAGGTTCATCGTTTCCTTCAATATCAAACGGTTTTAAATTTTTCATATGTTTTAAATCATCTTCTGTTATAATATTCATAATTATATAATATATATATAATTAGTTATTAATAATAAACGTAAAATTTTCATAAATATAAAAATTGATATTAATAAACATAAATATCAAATCTAATATATTGTATTATGGTTAAGTTTCAAATATTAAATTGGATTGCATACGAAGATACGACTGGTATAAACATTAACACTGATTTTGGAAAATACACAATAAATATATTTGGTAAAACTGAAGATGGCAAATCTATTAGTGCCAGAGTAACTAAATATTATCCGTATTTTTATATAGAGATTCCATCATATTGGAGTTACAATAAGCAAGCCCAATATTATGATGAAATTTTAGAAAATATGCATTATAAAAATTGTAAAAAATGTAAAAAGAAAGAATCATGTCATTATCTAAAAATGTATAATTCGTTTCAAAAATATGAAATCGTAGAATCTATGAAATATTGGGGATTTACAAACAACACACTGTTTAAGTTTATGAAACTAACGTTTGAGCGATACAGCGAAGATGACGGATTTCACAGAATTATAAACAACATTAAACATAATCATAAAATTTATTACAATAAAAAAGTGCAGGAAAAACCACGTATATACGAATCAAACTTAGAACCGTTCTTAAGATGTATGCATATACAAGAGCTAAGAGCATGTGGATGGGTTGAAATTCATAAATATAAAAAAATTTCAAGTTCTACGTGTGATATTAATATTGAGGTAGAATATACAAATTTGACATATTGCCCAAATGAAATTATTGTTCCGTTTAAAGTATTATGTTTTGATATAGAGTGTACAAGTAAAGATGGAAGTTTTCCACAACCAGATAGAGATGAAGATACAATAACTCAAATAGGTTCAACTTTAAATTATTATGGACAAGATGAATGTTATAAAAGACATATTCTAACTCTAGGAACATGTTCTCCGATTCAAAATGTAATAGTAGAACCATGTAAGCAAGAAGAAGATATTTTAATTAATTGGGCTAAATTTGTAAAAGATGAGGATCCAGATATTATTTCTGGTTATAATATATTTGGTTTTGATTTTTATTATATGTATAGGAGAGCCAAAAAAAAGAAGTGTCTTAATAAATTTCTCGATTTAAGCAGATTAAAAGAAAAATCTGCAAAATATGTAAAAAAAGAGTTGAAATCTGCTGGGTTAGGTGAGAACATACTAAAATATATCGATATGCCAGGACGAGTTGTGTTTGATTTAATGAAAGTAATTCAACGAGACGACAAGAGTTTAGAATCATATAAACTAGATTTTGTATCGTCTGTTTATATTCGTGGAAAAATTATAAAAATCGAGAGAAAAGATGATAAAACGATCTTATATACAAATAACACGTATGGTTTAAACGTTAATCAGTATATATCTATTTATTATAACGATGGCTTAACAGATAATAGATATGGTTATAAGTTTAAAATTGTAGATTTAATTAAAGACCAAATAACAATAAACGACAAATTAACTGACGAGGCTACTCAACCAAATAAATATATGATATACTGGTGTCAAGCGAAAGATGACGTATCTCCAAAACAAATGTTTAAATTACAAGATGGTTCAGCCGATGATAGGGCTTTAATAGCTAAATATTGTATTCAAGATTGTGAATTATGTAATAAACTTATAAATAAGCTACAAGTAGTATCTAAAAATATTGCTATGGCAAGTGTATGTTCAGTTCCATTATCTTATATTTTTATGCGAGGTCAGGGAATTAAAAGTTTTAGTTTAATAATGAAAACAACGAGATTACATGGATATCTTGTACCAACACGTAAAAAGAAAAAATATGATGAGGATAAAAACAAATCATATGATTCAGATGGTGATGAAGTTCCCAATGATATGGGATATGATGGTGCTATTGTATTTGATCCGATTGCTGGTTCATATGTATCACCGATTGGAGTACTTGATTATGCATCTCTATATCCGAGTTCCATGATACAAAAAAATTTATCACATGAGACATTAGTTATGGATTCAGAATATATGGGTATAGATGGTTACATTTATCATAAAACAACTTTTAATAATCCAGATGGTTCTACTACAACTAGATATTTTGCTCAACAAAAGGATGGATCTTTAGGCATTATTCCGTTAATCGAACAAACTTTATTAAAAGAAAGGAAAATGATACGTGCTAGACAAAAAGGTGTAACTGACTTATTTCTATATAATATTTTGGAAGGTTACCAATTAGCCCTTAAAGTGACTGCCAACTCGTTATATGGGTTTACTGGTGCAACTGTAAGTGCACTATATCTTAGAGATATAGCTGCTGCAACTACGGCGACTGGACGAGAAATGTTAGAAAAAGCCAGAGATTTCGTAGAAATGAATTTTGCGAAGGCAGTTAAATTAGCAAAGAAAAATGAAAGCAAATGTGTGGAATATATAACAGATATATTAAAAGATATAAAACTCGAACAATATGCAAAGTTTAAACCAAAAGAACTAGGTGATAAACCGTATAATTTAAAAGTGTTTATTGAATATTTTATAAGCAAAATCAAGTTATTATTAAATGGCTTTACGATTAAACCTCAGATTATATACGGAGATACAGATTCGGTGTTTATAAATATGAATATTAGAACAAAAGATAAACAACTACAAACAGATATAAATGCATTAGATAAAACTATAAAATTGTGTATGTTAATTGGACATTTTGTTAATCTTACGATGCCGTTTCCTCACAATTTAGAATATGAAAAAACATTTTGGCCTTATATTATTATATCAAAAAAAAGATATGTAGGGAATAAATATGATGAAAATATACATGACTATAAACAAACATCTATGGGAATTGTATTAAAGAGACGAGATAATGCTCCAATTGTAAAAATAGCTATAGGTAGCATTGTAAGATCGATGATGAATAGAGAAAATTATGCTACAACGATTAAAACAATACAATCTATATTAGAAGATATAATTAATAAAAAATATCCAATTGAAAAATTCATTACAACTAAAACATTAAAAGATAAAGCATCTTATAAAAATTGGAAACAACAAGCTCATGTTGTATTAGCCGATAAAATAGCTAAACGAGATCTAGGTAATCAACCACAAAGCAATGATAGGATTCCGTTTGCATTTATATATCAAGAAGAAGATAACATTAAAAAGAAAAAGAGAACATTACAGGGAGATATAGCAGAAGATCCGAAATATATATTAGAAAATAACTTGACTATTAACTATTTATATTATATAACTAATCAAATAATGAAACCAGCGTTACAGTTTTTGGAATTAATATGTGATAATCCGTTAGATGTGTTTAATAACTATATTACGATGGAAAACAATCGATTAAAAGGCATTAAACCAATTGGATTTTTCATGAATGAAATAAGCACTGAAACTACTGGAAATATAGCTTTTGATTTTAATGATTGAATAATAAATTGTTTATAAAAACGATTTATTTAACTGCTTAATTGAACCAGTTATTTCTGGTGCCTATTTTATAGTCAGATACTGAATCAGAAACAAAAGGAGAATATTTATTAGACGATACGTTTGTGTAACTGTGAGCAACATCTGGGGATAAAGAACTGGATTCAGATTTATTTGCTTCTGCATTAGAAGCATTCTTTTTGAGTCCAGCTTCTTCTACATCTTCCTCTTCCTCATCTTCGTCTTCATCTTCATCTAAATCATCCTCTTTATCTTCTACTCGTTTTTCGTCTTCGAGATCTTCGTCTTCATCTTCTTTGTCTTCTAAATCATCATCGTCTTTTTCATTTTTAGATTTTTTAGCACCTCCTTTTAGAGCTCCAATTTGCTCTAAATATTGTAATACCACGTTTTTATCTTCTTTTATAGTTGCAGGAGTATCTGTCATTTGGCGATTAAATATGCTATTAATTTCAGTTGAAGCAGCCCCTCCAATCATTCCTTCTTTTAACTTGTCTAATTCTGAAAATTCTGAATTTCTAATTATATCAACTAATGCTTTGTTTGGATTTTGATTTATATTTCCACCTTTTATTGTTTCAGTTTTAATATAATCAAGAGTATTAGCGTCTGAATACTCATATTTAGTTCCAGTGTTTTCTAATAGTTTTAAAAGAGAATTTTGTATTTGTGCTGGATTTACCTCGATTACATGTTCTGCTTTTGTTTGAGTAGAACCCATATTATATATATCTTATTAGAAATTAATTATTGAAAATATTTCAATAATATTAAATCGTTTTTTAATAATATATCTAAACAAAATATATAATGGTTATAAATATTATAATTGCAATAATAATATTTTGCCTATATATATTAAAAACTCAATATTCATCTAAATCTGTATATATTCAATCTGATATCGATAATGAACAATATTTAGTACAAGATAGAATGGATAAACAAAGAGCTGCTAATATGTTGGCAAAATTAAGAAAAGATATGTTATACTTAACAAGTTATTTATATAAAAATAAAGATAAATATCAAGAATATGCAACATATATAAATAGATTGCATTTGCGTATAGATAATTCTATAATCAACGAAAGTGATATTAATAGTGTGAATACTAGTTACAGTGTAAATAAAGGTGAACAATTAGTGTTTTGTTTAAGATCAAGAGTAAATAATGATAGATTTCACGAACATAACTTATTAATGTACGTTGTATTACATGAAATGGCACATGTTGCCTGCCCGATATATGACGGTCATGGAGAACTATTTAAAAAAATATTTTCTTTTCTAACGATTGAAGCTATCAAACTAGGAATATATCACAAAATTGATTTTAATCACAATCCACAAGAATATTGTGGTATGATGGTTTCTGATTCAATCGTTTAAAAGAAAACAAAATAATTATTAATTTGTAATAATTAATAATTTAACATAATCAATTTATTGAATTCTATACCTTTACAACTTCATCGTCTGAATCATGTGATGATATATATCCATCCGTAGTTTTCTTTTTCGTAATATCATCATCATTTATCTCCATTGGAGTTGGTTGTTCTTTTTTTTTATCACTACATACTTCAAACGTTGAATTTAATATATCTGTCATTGTATTGTTGTTATATTTTCTCTTTTTATTTTTTTTTGTGAAATTCTTTACAATATCGTTAGTATGAGGAATATCGTTGTGAACGGTAAAATTTAATTCATTAGGATCACGTGGAGTATTAACTGGTGTACTTGGCAAATCTTTATTTAATTTAGAACAATCTTGGCAATTGTGATATAGTTCAAATGGGCATTTTGGTTTTTGTTTATCTGTGTCATCTATTTTATCAATATATATATCCATTATTCGAGTAATATAGTGTGTAAATAATTTAAGTGATATTTGTTGAAAATTCGATGATTGCTGAGGAATATAACGTTTAACTGAATTAATTGTTAAGTTAACAGAATTCATTTCATCTGTTATTCTCTCTAAATTAGAATTTACACGATTCATATATTGATCAACATAATTTGTTATATTATTAAATTTAGAATTAATTACTTTATAAATATATATGGTAGAACCAATACATATTGTACTACCAATAATAACTAAAGAAAGATCACCATTTGTAAAAAAAATATGATTCATTATATTAAATAATATAACATAAAATATTTATTTATTTAAGTCATTTATTTAACAAATATAATTTTGAGAATAGATAATATCTATAGATAATATATTATGAACGACCCCATCAAGATTATTCATAAATTTAAAAATAATAATCGAAATATCCAATATCATATTTATATATATGTTGGTTTCGTTTCAAAAGATGTATTAAAAATATTGAATTTTATTAAAGATTTATCATTGTATGATGCATTTATGCAGACCAATATAAACGACATTAATCTATTAAACTATACATATGGATATGCATGGTTTAAAAAATTTTATAATACATATCATATATCTAATCAACTAAAACATATTAAAACGGATGATAAAAAGAAACAAAGTGTAATGAACAAATTTGGCAAAGAATGGTATGAAACCAATATTCACGGTAATGAATTATCGGATGTAAAGATTTTTTATTCATATGATTCTACTATAGATTACGGAGATAGAAAAACAATTCACGGTCATGACACAGATGATATAGATTATCGTGTAGAATCATCAAATAAAGATAATGAAAGATTATTATATAGTTATGTAAAACAAAAAGGTGGATTTAATGAAGATGAAGAAGGGGAGGAATTAACCTCTTTTATGGATGATACGATAGATCAAGATATAGATCTAGAAGATGCTGAAGTAGAAGATATTTATAAAGAAGATGTAGATATAGATGAAAATTCAAAACAAACAATTACATTAATACAGAAGGCGTTAAAAGATGATAAAATATTTAATAAATTAGAGAAAAATCTTGTAGAATTTGACGAAACTAAAGATAATATATCAACGGACGAAAAATTAAAAAATGTATATAGTAAAATCTATATAACAACTCAATATATATATAAAGATGATACAGTTAAAATCATGAAAGAGAAAATAACAGCATCTATATTAAATAATCGAAAGTTTGGTTATGATTCATATATTATTCCATCTAGACAATATTTGTGGAGTGAATATTTTTTTAACAATAAACTTGATAAAATTATGATAGGACATAAATGGATTAAACGTACAGAATTATTACAAATTGATATTGAACCAGATACAAATATGAAATTATATGAAGAATTACACGGAAACTTTAGATTATTGAGAGATATATTAAAACGGATTGGGAACAAAGTAAAACGTGAGGATGATGATTATAATATTATAAATGATTATGAGGGATATTATTTAAATAACGATATATATATGATTGATATTTATAACGATTTTGGGTTGAATTACAGCGTTTCTGATGAACATCTTCAAAATGTATACGAGTTATATATTAAATTATATTATCCGAAAATTACACAAACTGATTTTAAAGAAATAATTGATTATCTTAACAATAAATCAAAAGTTGAAACAACGAAAATAGAACAGATTTTTAATACTATTAATAACGATCTCGTTATGGAAAACGAAATTATGACCACAATTAATCATGTTAATCCGTCATCGTATAAAAATTTATATGATCAAATTTATGTTATACAATCAATTATTCACTTGTATCTTCGTTTACATGAACAAACAACGACAAAAATCGATTTATTTAGAATATTTAATGAGTTTGAATTAACTGAAGATTATCCCTTTGTACAATATCAAACACCAGACGGAACTACAACGTTTAAATTTAACGAAGCCGATATTTATAAATATTATCAAAATAAAATAACTCAAGAAATGTATTCTAAATGGTTTGAATATGCACCAAATGGAATAAGTTTTAAAATTAGAGTTGATGATAAATTAATCGAAAGCGACTCTGAAAAATCTGATATAAGATTTATGACAGTTACATTAAACGATGTAGGAAGAATGGAATATAAAATGCACTGGAAAGCAGAATCTGCGGCATCAATACATGATATTAGTAAAACTTATAAATACGTAAGAAAATTAATTAAAAAACTAAACAATGAAAGAAATAGATTAACTATCTACGAGCCTGACGATAACGAATTTAGATTCGCTTTTATTAATACAATACAAAAATTTAACTTAGGTAAAAATAGTATAATAGATCACAATGATATATCTGAGTTTGCTAAATATTTCTATCCATATGTTACTCTCGTAGTTGAACCTCGTAAAAGAGAGGGCAAAGAACATGATGAAACTAAAGGCAAATTTGGAACATATCTAAGATATCGAAGAGTATCCAAATATGAAAATATTACTAGAATTGAACAAAGAATTATTTATTTCTATCGCAACTATGAGTTTACAGAGAAACAACTTATATTAGAAATTTCGAAACAATTTAATATAACAGAAGAAGATGCTGAAAGTTATATAAATAAAGTTAAAAAGAAATATCCCAATATTAAGAAATCAAGAAAGATATTAAAGAAACTAGAAAATATACCTAGATACAAACCACCTGGTATTGATTTATCGATACAAGGTAAAAGTATAGACAGTTATAAAATACGTATATCTGGAGCAAGAAATAAAATACAATTTGATAATATTACGAACTTTATAAATAAGTTTATTTATTTGTATTATGAAACTTATATTTTGAAAAAACCTGATAGACAAATGATTAGAGAGAAACTTAAAAAATTAACGAATATTGCATATCGCCGTAATAAAGTGGAACAAGTAGTCAACTACGAAAGGGAAATAACAGAAGTTAAAAAGATGGGATTAATAGATAAACAACGTTTAGGGTTTAAGCCCGAAAAGGGACAAAATCAATGGACACGAGCTTGTCAAAATAGTGGTGATTCAACAAAACGCCAGCCGAAACAAACTTTATCGACAAATTTGAGTTATTTATTAAACCACGGTTATAAATATGATAAAGCATCTGGAACATATATAAAGAATATTATACAAGACAATAAAAAAGTAGAATTACGAGCTATACATTTGCATACATTTGATGATTACGGAGATAAAACGAACACTGATATTTATTACACTTGTAATCCAAAAGAAAATGGTGAACATATGTATGTAGGTTTCTTACAGAAAAGTAGAAACCCGTTTGGGCAATGTATGCCATGTTGTTTCAAGAAAGAACAATTATTTAGCGATAACAAGAAGAAACGAGATTATTATTTAAAATGTATAGGGGAGGAGAAAAAATCTGAAGAAATAACATCAAATGAAGGTGATAAAAAATCCTTAGAAACATCTTATGTATTACAAGACACAAACAAAATTAATGAGGGACGATTTGGTATGTTACCCAGTATTTTAGACACATATATAAATATTGGTTTATCATCTACAAAAGAAATTAAACATCATTATTTAACGCAATCAAATTATTATTTCAAACTTGGTGTTCGAAAAGACGGAAATGCTTTTTTAAACGTCATTAGTCAAGTGTTAGATATATCAATTGATAATATAATTAAAAAGGCTATAGATGCGTTGCATTCTAAACATAACGAAAATATATTTATTGCGTTGAATAACGGGGATATTAAACTAAGATTTCGCACGATAGAAAACTATATCGAATATATAACTACCAGCCCGTATTTAGATTATGATTATATGGGCGATTTGCTAACGTTGGAGGGTGTATTAACTAAGAATGGGATTAATTTAATTATATTTGAGAAAGAAAATATCATAATTAAGAGGACCTTAGAAAAAAATATATATCGTGATGATTTTTATATTGCATGTGTAAATTGCGAAAATTTATACCAACTTGAGGATGAAACACGAACTAATATAATTATGTACAAAGATGAAGAACTATATTATTCAATTGTTCACGTTAAAAAAGATAATAAAAACGATGAACCCATTATAACTAAAACATTTGAATATAATAAAAATACAAATAATATAATATATCACATATTAGATTTCTATCACAAAAATTGTGGAGATCCATATACGATAATAAAACGAAAAAATGTGAACTTAGAGAAAGTGGATTATGTACAAAAAGATACTAAATATACTGCTAAATATGTAGTTAATTATCTATCTACTAAACAAAGAGATTATCGAGCTAGATATCAAGTAGTTGATTCAAAATTCAAAGTTAGATATGTCATAACAAATAATTCAACTATTATACCAATTGTTCCATCAGGAGTAGTGCATTCAATTCAAATATTAAAAAATATAAATTCTCAAATGTTATCATTAAAAGATACTATCAATAAACTAACAGAATTGCATAAAATAGTTGGCTTCTTGGATATAAAACCGATCGGTATATATTACACATCAAGAAAAAATCAGAATTTATTAATCAATTCAGTTATGACAGAAGCGTATGATACTGTTCCAGTCATTGAGAGTGATATAACAACAAGCGAACTTAAAAAGATGAACTTATTATATGAGCATTTACCATTATATAGCGTTATTAACAAAGATATACTTGAAAATATAACTCCTAAACCAGATGAACGACACCTACAAATTAACTATGATAAATATTATAACGAATCATATCAATTATTTAGATTTGAATTATGCTATTTTGTTAATAAACAAGAAAACGCAAGTCTTCGTAATAAAATGTTAAAGTTATCTAACAACAACGAGAAACTTAGCAAAACTCAAATTAACCATGAATATAAAAAGTTATTATATAAAATAATAGATAATGACATATATACTAAATATATAGAATTATATAAAAATCAAGAAGGTGGTAAATTTATTAAAAAAATATCTAATATTCCAGACACATCAGATTATAAGTTATTGAATAATAGATATTATTGTCATGAACATCATCAAAAAGAAAGTTGCAATACTAATACACATTGTCGTTGGATAAACGAAGAATGTTCATTTGCGATAACAGAAGATATGATAATTGAGTTTGTTAATCGAGTTTCAAACGATCTAACTGAAAATAATTTAAATGCATGGGAAATATTAAATATTGGTGAATATAACGTTTCGGATATAATAGATATATCTAGCTATACACAAAAACCAAACCAAAAAATAGTACGTTCATCTAGAGCGAATTTGGCTTTAGTAATGCAAAATTTATTTGGTAAGCATAACATTCCACAAATAGGAAAAAAGAAAATATTCCAAGATGAAGGAGATTTTATTACAAAAAATCTTGAATATAATATGAAAGAAATGAATATGTATTATACACAACGTGTATATGACAATAATATATCATTATATCGTGCATATTCGAACTCACATTATTGGTTAATGCATAAATTCTATGATATAGATAATCGAAATCTTAAATTTTATAGTACATTGCAAACAAAATTGGCGAGCTATCTTAAAAGTTTAGTAGTGGATTGGTTACTGGATGAACGAAATTCGAACGAAATAAATACCGTATTAAAACCATATATTAAATTAGGAACAAAATCGTTAAAAGAATGGATATTACGAATTAGCAAAAATGTGGTGACATTAGATAACTGTATAGTCGAATTATATATATTATATAAAATCAACGAAATACCTATTTATGTTCTCAATAATAATAACGATGTTATTTATATATTTGATGGTGAGATAAATAACATTAGAAACAAACCAAAAAAAGTATCATATGATAAAAACAACATATATATAGAATTTAACTTTTACACTGAATCCGATATTCCTAATGTAATCAATGTAATTTATCCAAAATAAATATTTATTTATAAATATTTATTATATATGGCTGGTTTTATATTTAGAAATACTAATATTAATACTAATTCAGATTCATCTGAATTAAGTGAAAAATCTATTCAATATGGTGGTGCAACAGTATATAAACCAAACGGAGGATTTCCACCTATTTATGTTACAAAAAAAAGTGATATATCTAAAACGGGTGATGTTAGCTATGCAAATGAAATAAAGGAAACGAACAGCGATGAATCAAACAACGAATTTAAAAATCGAACTAATACACCATCATCTATGATATCCATCACATATTTGTTAAATAGAATAAAATAAGAAATATCTATTATTATTATTATATAATGAGTAATATTGCATCGATTGTTAGAGATTCATTAAGATATAAAGATAAAAATTATGAAATTAACAAAATATTATTTAATAAATTTAAATATTATAAAATGATAGATAATAAAAATGATCTTGCACATTGTAGCATACAATTTTATGATAAAAATAAAAAATTAATTGCAGAATCAAAATTCGAGATAGTATCTATTATGATACCCACATTTAATTTATGGATATGGTCATGGGCGATACCTGTTATTAATAATAATTTAATAGGTATATCAAAAAATATATTAAACTATGGATTAAGTTTAATAGTGCATACTAAAGAAGAACAACAGAACTATTTACAATTAAAATCAGATTTAATTAACTCTCGTATAATTATTGGTTCATCAATACAATCTGATATATTAATTGGTTTAGCATCTTATTTGGCAAAGAAAACAAAAATTATATGTTTACCTAACGATACAGTCAATTATACCGATGATATGGTAAATATAGAATTAATGAACAATAGTGAATATCGGTTTGACACATACATATTTCTTTTAGATAATGACATCGAGATTAACTAATTGCAAGTTTAATATAAAATGTCGTTAAATTTTTAATTAAATTATTACTTCATAAAATAAATTTTATAAAGTAATATTTATAAAACGTATGGATTATATATATATTCATCTTTCTTATATAATTGGACAGTATATTGTGCATTGTTTAATTCTGATATAGTAACAACATCACCGTCATATAATTCACGTGTATCACCTTCTCTAATTTTTACTTTAATTTGATCGTAACCCATATTAATAGCAGTGTAGTAATCATAAGAATTAGAATATCTCTGTCTTCCAAACAACTTTAATATACGATTTTCTTTATCGTTTGGATTATCAACAACCCTCGTTAATATACCAAACTGGCTATATGAATCTATATATCCGCGTGTAGGTATAGATGTTAATCCATACATACCCAAATAGTTTAATTGGCTTCTCTCATCTCGTCTAACTGGAGATTCAAGAGGATTTATTAATTTGTTCACATCATATTTACGAATAGGATCTACAATGATTTTTATCTCGTCGTCGCTTTCGCTCCTTCTCGATAAGGGTCGCTTTGCTCCCCTTGTGGGTTTTGGTTGTTCAATTATTGTTGTTGTAGTGGTTGTTGTTTTTGGTGTTTTACTATAATTGAATGTTAATGTAACCGCGATAACAACTAATAAAATTGTTATTAATAATTTTGGGAGACAATTAGGATTTATAATCATATATTATATATACACATTATAATATTTCGATAGCAATATTATTTATGTGATATGTATATATAATGGTAATTGTATGCCATATTGCAGGAGCAAATTCGGAAATAAAAGAATGGATGAAAAAAGAATTAGATAGTGCTGGAATATTAACGTTGGATCTAGATCGTATTTCAGTTAAAAAATATACAGACGACGCTCTTCATAAGTTCCAGGAGCAACGAGAATGGAAAGATAAATTAGATAAAGAAATAAAACAATTAAACGATACAAACTCAGACAAAAAGATTGTTCTTTTTGGATTATATACACATCCAAAAAATCATCGTATTAAAGCAGATATAATGACAAACAATAAATTTCTAGTTAAAATTGATGCAATTGATAACAGTAAAATGATAGTAAAACATAACATCGATAAACATAGAGATAAAATAATAGAAGGAACGTTTCCATTACAATATATTGATCATAATCATCTAATGAAGCAAAGAGAAAAGTTTTTAAAAATATATGAAAATTTAGGTTATAAATCAATGTTAAAAGAAGATATATTATCAACGATATTAAAAGATCGACAACTTGCATATGTGGGAACACGTGTTAAATATGATGATAAAATACAAATTAACAAAAAATCAATGTTCGGAAAATCAAAATATATAATTGGTTATCCATACAAATGGTTATCTATAGTATCGGCTATTCCCAATATTAACGATGCAATAGAGAAAGGATTTGTTAAAGAAGACGATATAATTAAACCATATATTAAAGAGAAATATGAAGGAGCTTTCGATAAACTACGGATGCCAATTTATTTATATACTACAAATATTGGAGAATATAATAAAGAAGATAAATATAAGAGTAAATCTGATAAACCAATCTCATATATAAAAGTCGATGAAATACCTAATGCATATGAATTTATTAAAGATGAGGACGTTATAATAGTTAAGTATTAAAGATATTAATATAAATATATTTATATGTTACAAATTGCTGTTATTTCAAAGGGTATCTTAGATATTCCAAATATACGAGATTTTACTACATTAGACGAGATAAAGAATTTAATAACTCCATATATTAAACTAATTCAATTAGAAGATTTAGAACAAAACCTAATTGACATTTTTGTTAAAGAAATTAATTTAACATCGAAAGAAGTAGGATTAACTACGATGTCAGTCGAAACTTTAACTCATATATATCAACTTGTTCATAAAAATTTTGATAAAAAAACAGAAGAAAATTTTAATTTAATATCCACTTTATTAAATTTAGGAAAACAGGAAGTTATGGGGGACTCTGTACTTGTAAAAATAGATGTAAATTGTCATCCCTATAAAAATTGTTCAATTAACGATATTGATGAAATTGTAAATTTAGTTAAGAGTAGATATATATTTAATGCAATTAATATTACTGATAAAGATATAAATGAAATTGATATTCGATATCAGTATTTAACTGATGATAAATTAACATATAATAACACAGAATATAAATACAAAGAAGATATACATATCTTAAATTACAACTTATGTATGTATTATAATAAAGATACGGCTAAACCAATTAATAAAACAGCAACCAGATTAAATGCAAGCAATATAATTTATGGTGATGTTATTATCATATCATTTACAACCGAAACAGAAATTATTTCTTTGTATAAAAATACGTTTATGCGGTTAAATGAT